AGAAAGGATGCCTTCAGTACCGCTTTCACCGGCTGCCATATTTCCAAGATTGGTTAATGTATCTCCTACAATCTTCGCTGAGCTATTTTTAATATCCCCGGTTGTGTCAGCAAATACAGTAATACGGTCTGTGGTTGCTGCACCAATTAAGCTAACCTCACCTGGGTTTGAAACCGGAGAAAGTGTAACAATACCGTTACTAATACTTGGCTTGAAATAACCATGTAGCGTTGGCGTTTCACTTCCATAAACCATGCGCACAAAATCAGTGGGTTGTAATTGATAAGGTGGTTTATTTTTCAAATAACCCGCCGCTGTCACTGTCGCATAATCATCAGTTGACCAAACAACTACTTCGCGTGGGTCTACACCGATTTGCCCTGTTAAATCAGTTACGATTTTATACATATTTTTTCTCCATAAAGTTAATTAATATTTAATTGCCCATACAATGTTCGCGTTAACAGGCATCGTTTCACCCTTACCCGCTGCTTGATATTCAGTAGCTCCGCTAATTTCAATGTCAGCAGTAGTTGAAATATCTGTAGGGCTTGTGTTAGCAAAGTCCCAAAGTAATTGACCGGTAGCACCCGGTGTTTTGCTTGCGTTAATTGTATTAAGCGTTATTTGTGCGTGACCTGTGCCATTAACCAAATCATGGTAATGCGTAGACGTGTAATAAGATTCGAAAGTTCCTAATGCTTGAGCGGCTATGCCGTCTAATACAGTGTATCTTTCACCAAGATCAACGCCAGCTCCAAGATCAACACCTCTAAGAAATTGCCCCCGTAGATCAGGAGTTGCAAAATATTTTGCATTCATAGCAATCAAAGTCTTGGACATCACTGTTCCTGCGGTATCACCCGTAGTAATTGCGACCTCGATAAACGTTGCTCCAGGAACGCTGGGTTGCGATCCTGTTCCATCTTTGTTGTACCAGACAACATATTGAATCGAGGCAGTATAGATATTGAAATAAGCACCCGATGTGATAGCTGAAGCAGCCGGAATAGTTGCGCGCGTAACTTGATATCCAGAAATAGCTGCACGCACTACACTTGAAACTTCTTCGGCTGTATCAGTAGATTTAAGATTGACTTGTATTCCTGTTCCGCCTGGTGCTGGATCTGCACCGGCTCCATTAACAGTAAACCATACATAATAAGCTACGTTTCCAGGATTAGAACGAAATGTAAAATATTTTCCAGCTAATGTAGTTGCAGCTATTGTTGTAATATAAAACTGATGATATTCAAGAGCGCTATTGTATTCATCAACAATAGTAAAGCCAGACGTTCCTGCTGTTGGAGCGGTTACAGCGCCTATAGTATTTCCTAAAACTAATATAGAAGTCTGAATACTTGTAAATTTATAAGCGGTAACTCCGTATGCGCTGTTGCTACCATTTGCAGTATTTGTAAATGTAATTCCAGGAGAAATTGTGCCATTACTTGCTGCTGTAGTTAATCCAGCTTTATTGGTAATAATTCTCAAAGTATCTGTTGATGTATTGACTAAAAAAGTAGTCAAATAATCACGACCTGTTCCAAACATGGGAACATAAACTAATGGACTGCTACCCACTAATATTTGTTGCAATCGAGAATAAGGTATACCTAAATCAGAATAACCTTCTGTTTCATACTGCTTACCATCGCATAATAATAGATTTGTAGTATCGCTAATCGAATTTACAAATTGCGTATAATTATACGTACCTATTACCTTACCTATTTCACCATGGTCAAATGTGACCCCTTCACGTGTAAGAACTAAAGGACAATAAAGATCACTGCCATCCGGCTCAGGTCTTGGCATCCATCCGGCTACGCCTTGGCTTAATTGCTGTGCGTTCGTTTCCTGAGGGAAGCTATCAATTTCAACTTCACCCAATGCAAGACCTGCATCGGTTATAATATAAGACCACCCAGTACCTTGAGGCCTTAGGGCTATTTCAACGTAATCATCATCTAACGATCCAATTGTCTTTCCATCATTTACACCAAACGAAGGAATAATAATATTCTTAGCATCATATTCGTTATTTAAGATAATTGTTTCGACAAAGGTCTCAGTTTCGGCAGAGCCACCAGACCCATAATTTTTGACAATGTAAACATCAACTGATAAATCTCCAGAATTAATATTTTTACCTGTGAAAAAATATGTGTATGGTTGCGCATCAACTGAAGGAAGATCAGGAGATGAAAATCTATTTACGTCTCTAAATCTGATTCTTAAATCGTGCTTAGCATCAACAATCGCCCCACTATGTGCTAATTGAATATTATATCTAGGACTACCAGTTGGATTTAATATAGAAGAACCAAATCTATTAAAAGTTATGGTATACGTCTGAATAGATCCATTGCTACGAACAAAATACCAGCCGCCTTGAGCTAGAGGCGTTTCATCTTGTGTTACTACACCTGTAGGTAAATCGTTATGCGCTAAAAACTGACCATTTGGTATATAGTTAATAAAATTGGAACCAGCAGCGCTCGCTTCTGATTCGTTTGGAATACCTTCACGTGGAAATTGGAAATTATCGTTCTCATCGTAAACTTGTGCGAAATAAAGTTCTAATTCTCCGGTGGTGGTTTCTGGTGTTCCATCAAATGGAAAATAATAAATAAGAATATCATTCTCGTCATTATCCATAGGTGTACCAACACCACTTAAGGTAATCTCACTACCTAAATTCACATAAGTATAATTAGGCGGAGTACCGCTGATGGTATAAACATCCTTGGGAATGTTTCTAGCATTATCTTTGTAGAACTTAATCTTTCCATTAGATAGTGGTAAACCAGTTACCTTATGTACAAAGTAGCTCTGAAGTGAAGGAGCTAAAACAAATCTATTATCTAATGACATAATTATTCCTTAATAAACTTTTTCTTCTTTATTACCCTTCAACATTTGAGCAGCTAGCAATGCGCTACCTAATGAACCGCCACCTACAAGACCGGTTAAACCCAATTTCTTTTTCATGGCATCGGCTTTTTCCTTGTTCGACATTTTCTTACTCATGAGCTCGATTGACTCATCAAGATTTTTACTGAAGTACGGTGAAAACCCTTTGTTTCTTGCATCCATTAATGCTTTTGATAAATCAGAAGCCGAACCTTTTTGTCCTCCAATGGCACCAAATAAAATCTTGTTTTTAGATACTTCAGGAAGGTCTTGCATTATCTTATTAATTGAACCGAGTTTTTCAGCTCCAGTTTTCTTATCAATGACGTTGGCTGGCATATTGAATACATCATGAAGATTCTTAACAGCCGTCTTGCCGCCTTTGATAATGTCGATAAATTTTTTATTTTGTAGATAAGGAGATACGTTTTCTTTATAAAGCTCGGAGCCTTTCTGATATAAAGGTAAGAGATTTTCATTTGATGAGGCATCTCTCTTTGCTAGAAACTCTGAAATGTCATTCTTTAATTGGTCTCTTACAGATTTAATATGACTCAATTCAGCCCTCTCACCCATACTGAGATGCCTTCCTTTATAGCTCTGTGTCATATCAAATAATTCTGACTGCAAAGCATGCGCATTACTAAATGTAGGGTTGCGCTTAAACGAATTAAAAAGAGATCCGATATTAAATCCTTCCGCTTTTTCAATTAGATTTTTAGATTTGTCTAATGCAGTTGAAATCAATGGATCAGGTTTGTCATAAATTTTTTCATTTCCTGCCCGACCTTTTACATGATTAAAGAACGCGCCAGACTCTTCTTCTCGCATTTTGTGCGCTTGACGAATATCACTCGCCAATGATTTTGTATTTTCGTATAAGTTTTTAGATCCCTGGCTTAATTCTTTATGAATCAGGGACGCTTGCTCTTCAGGTTTGTAATTCCTAAAATAATCACCTGCTTTTTTACCCAAGGCGCTATTTTTAATATCACCTACAGCTTTTCCAGCAGACGGAATCGCGCCTCCAAGCCCACCTAGTATCGCTGCTAATCCTTGATTTTCAGGGGTCATTGCCGCACCAACAAAAGCATTTCCACCTATATCTTTAGCAGCGCCAGCTAACTTAGAAGATCCCCCAAGTTCACTTAAAAACTTTCCAAGCTGAGGAATGCTTTCTATCGCTTTACCACCGGCCTTCAGCAAGCCAGGTCCTGCAAAATAACCAGCGGCTTCACCTGCTGTGTGACCAAAACCTTTATATTTTTCAGGTGTGAAATGAAATCCTTTCATTTCATTCACATTTCCTCCGAGAGCGTTGACTGCTTTTGCCCCTAAGTTAAATAATCCTGGAATTGTGTTTGCCACGGTTTCTTCAGCGCCGCCTATTGCGCCGATCAAAGGGTTGATTACGTTCTGCTCCATCGGATCAACAATATTTTTTTGAGCGAAATTAGCCGCCTTACCTAACAAATCTGGATTGGTAGCCCCCATCATTTGTTGCGATAAACTAGGTTTAGATTGCTGGGGGGCTGAAGCTCCACCTCGAGGAAATTGACGACTAATTGCAGACAATATCTGCTCTTGAGACATTGAATCTGGAAATTCAGCCTCTTGACCATTCGGTAATTCAACTATATGAACCATAATTTATACCTATTTTGGAATTAATTTCCCGCTCGCCACGTCATACACCCATCTCTGCGCTTTGCTTTCAGATCTATTTTCTTTTTTATCTTCTAATTCAGTAGTCGCACCATAACGAGCTTGCTTAACAGATGACTCAGCAGACTTATTCACCCAGTCCTTCATCTTGTTCCACTCACGCTCTACTTGTTCAGGGTCATTCCATATATTGCTTTGTGGATTAGATAGTTTGCCTAAAGTTGCATAGACATATCCTGGAACAACCGAAGTCTGAAAACCTTTCCTCATAGTATCCATGGCTAAGGTAGAGGTAACATTTTTAAATGCTTGAAATTGTCTGAAATCCTCAGAAACAGATGCAGGATCAACCTGCATTTTCGCTAACTCGCTCGCATATTTAATACGACCAGCTACGCCAGAGAATTTCTTAACTGGATCAATATCAATGTGGTTAATTTCATGAGCTGTATTAGCCATTCCAGCGGCAGTGTTTTGTATCTGTGATGTACTGTTTCTTTTATATATTTGTGATTGAAATGCTTTTGCCATACCAGACAACTGGGGTAACTGTTGACCATTAATAGAATTATCTCCAGTCATGTAAGCATTAGCTGCTTGATTCACCATGCTTTCATCCCAGTTGGGATTATCCATTTGAATTTGCTTTTTAAATGCATTTACTTCCTGAACCCCTGCACCAGGACGACCTCCCATTTGTCGTTGATCAGCAAGCGCTTTGAAATTTTGAATTTGCGCTTCCGTCATTTGCGGATAGAATTGATTTTTTAATTTGAGCTCTTCTGCCTCCAAAGGAGTCATCGTATTTAATCGATTAGTTTGCGCACCCCTCAATCCAATTTCAGATTGAGCAGTTGGACCAAACCATTTAGCTTGTTCACCTGTTAATCTGCCTTGAGCTAACTTTTGGGCGAGCTCTGCTTCCGTCATTTGCGGCGCATATTGTGCTTGTATCCCTTTTAAAAGATTTTCTAAACCAGTGCCAAATATTTGTTGGCCGGTTCGAATTCCTTTCAACATAGGATTCGCTTCATCGAAGCTTATAGGTCTAAATTGTTGTACTGGTATTGGCATAAATCTCCCCTACAGATTTAACAAGAAAGGTAAAAGACTCATTCCACCACCCAAGAACGACCCTAACCCTCCTGCATCATGTTGGTTCTGAGCATTTGCACCTTCGTATGCGAGATTTCCACGATTCATCAATGCAGCCGCCAGATTTTCGGCAAGACTTTTTGACGCATCAAATCCCATCTTGTTCATACCTTCCATGCCGGTCAGGCCGCGATCATATAAGCCGCTAATTCCACCCAATCCTTGGGTGTAAGATTTCATTCCACGATCGACATAATCGTAGTAATCCTTGTTGGCGAGCCCAGTCACCATTTCAGCTGTGTTCTGTTGGTGTTCAGGGCTGCCTAACATCCCACCAGCCGCTGCTGCATTATTAGCGGCCGTCATTCCTTGATTCTTTTGAAATTCAAATCCAGGCGAGGCTTGATAACCTTTACCTATTTCATTCATCACGCTACTTGGATCAGCCATGAGTTTACGGAAAGCAGCTTGCAACCCAGGTAAGTTATTAGTAAGTTGACCATATTGACGGTTAAGATTGTTCATCGCTCCTTGACCCGAATTAATATACGGATCAAAGTAAGGCTTCATTGTTCCAGGTATCTTGTCGTAATAAGGCGACGCTGCATCCGCTGGATTCCGAAAATTCGAAAACATGTTAGCGAGTCCCCCACCCATAGCGCCGAGACCGCCTGCCATCATCATTCTGTTAAAATCACTACTAGTAGCCATAATTTTTCCTCAGCTGGTCAAAACCGTTTTAAACACGCCAGCAATATTCACTTTCATTAAATCGTTTGTTTCGTCATATAAAAGCGTTCCGTTTTCTGCATCTGCTAATTCCAATTGAGCAATGTTCTCCGCACTTTGAGGAGGAACCACCAAACCTTCATCAGAAAAATTGATCTGCAATTGCGTAAACAATTGGTTAAAAATGATTTGGGCTTCCTGTGTTAGGTAACCGTTCTCATCCACAATTTTTGATGAAACAAATTCTTGTATATTCATAAATTCCTATTGGTAGTAATCCATGGTTCCATTTCCTACTACAAAACGACCTTTTCCCCAGAAACGAAGCTGAGGTGTTATTTCATTCGAATAACCAAGGTTCCAGTAAATAAAACGATTCTTACGTTTTCCTACTGGGTTTAAATTCATACCAACTGATGAACCGAAGCTTTCTCCACCATTGTTTGAAATACTTAAATCTGCTCGCGGAATATTTCCCTCGGGATTGTTCTGAGGGTTTCCCTGTTCAATAGGAAACGATATGTTGTTAACAATGAATGGCGAACTATCCGGCAATCTAAATGTAGGTGGAATTCGGATACGGGGAATCTCTTCTCCGTCAGCATCGGTATATTTGGTACTTAACTCGTATAAATTCCCATCTTGGAAACTTAAGAAATAATAAGTGTTGTTGAAGAAAACACATCTTTTAGCAATGTGATAATTCATCATAGGATCACACAACGTGTAAAAACGTTTTGTGTTGAAATCGTATGTGTACGTTAAATTATCCTGAGGGAAAGTAATTTGATAAAACAAATGACCATCCTGCTTGAATAAAAACCCATAAGAATTTTCAGGATGTTGCAATTCAGATAATTTAAAATCGATCCCGTCATTCGATATAGGGACTATTTCACCACCCATGGTATAGGCAATAAAAGGACCTGATTTTTCATTTGCGGCGAGCCAAACAACAATATTGTCGTTAAAGGCAATCGTCGCTGGATTTAAACAACCATAATCTAGGTTATAGGATGTATTCTTTTGATAAGGGAACAATCTTAAACCTAAGTCATACCAAGGCTCTGTGACGCTTCGTCCCATGACAAATATTAGATTTCCTTTTCCAGGGAAACGAAATACAGCTACAGGGGAATCTGGTTTTGTTTGGAATAATCCAACATAAGCTGACGCATTCGGAAATTTAGTATTCTGATTACTTGGATCTGATAATCTCCAATATGTTGAATTAGATGATTTTGACTTACCAGTAGCGATGAATCTTCCATCATGGAAAGCAATATAGTTAGGAATAAAATCTAAATCGCTTCCTACTCCAGGAGCGGGAGGAGTCGTAGTATAAGCTTCCTTGAAAGTATTAGCGGCATAATCATAAATCCAAATAGTTTGCTTATCACATATACCTACGTGATTTTGAACATCTTCATCAATAAATGCATCACCTGAATAGGTATTTAAATTTCCTATCGGGGATGGAACCAGGTTTGTTCCAATTGCATAAACAACGTTATCAATGACTGCAATCATTTTCCCAAGTCGTGTACTTGAGAATAATCCACGACCCGTACCACCGATGGTCGCTACTTTCTTATAGCCAGCATAATCAACAAGCCAGTCGTCAGAAACGATCATGTTATACGTCTGCTCAACAGAAATTTTTGGATAACGACCGAAGTTGTTAGATCCAACCATTTTTAATGGCGCTGTCTGCATGATAGGTGAGCGTGATTTCATTATTTTGCCTCTAACCTCTTCAAATATTCAGTCGCCCTCAAAAGCAATTCAGGAGAATCTTTGAATTTTCCAAGTCCTGTATTGTTGTGTGTTAACATCATTAATCCTCCTAACCAGGGCGCCAGCCCCTTCCTAAATTCACATCTCCCCAGTTCAACATAGGTCTACCTGTAAACGCGGAAATCCGCGAAATAGTTAAATCAGGAGGGCTTACATCCATGATGATCTTTTCATACATAGCGAGCTTTTTAGCAGCACCCGGTGGCAACGTAATGCTGTATTCATCGCAAATATATTCTGCTAACGCGTATCGCAAGTATTCGATATAGAATTTATCTAGTGTTAATTCCAAATCCTGGCCAAGCGTTACGCTCGACAAAGCAAACTTACCCGTAATCTGTAAGGGATAATCTTCATTAGGAAAGAAATATAAATAGAGATAAGACCCACCCTTGGTTCTTTCTATATGCCAGTTAAAAGGGAGAGACTCTACGTTTTCAGCTCGACTGGAGCCGAAATAATTTTTTCTTGATACTGGCGACATTGAGAAGCGAACATCACCAAGATAAAACGTAAAAGTTTCAACAGTAATAAGATTAGCAATAAAATATCTTTCTTGACCCTGGACAGCATCAAAATCATACGTCGTAAAATAAGGTATTAATCTTTCATTGGCTGTTTTTATTGCAAGAACAGCATTTAATAATCTAAGACCTTCTGATTTCTGACTACCACTAATAGTCTGCAAATCCTTGCTTAACACGCCGGATAAGTAAAATGATTCTGTAATCAGTTGATCAGTGGTATAAGCCATTTATACTCATCCATCTTTAAATTTTTTCCGGTGGTTAATAGCCACCGGAACATTTCTTACTAAACGTAATAATCAAATCCACTCACAGTTACACTTGAGCTTCCTGTCGCTGCTGAATTGATGTATAGGATTTTTGGAACACCAGAATCCAATTTAGACATCACTTTTAACTGACCTGTTTGTGTTTGAGATGCGACAACACCACTAATGTTCGGCAACACAGTTGCGGTTGATCCAAACGGAGCAAACGAAACCTTGTCACTTGCTGTATTAGGTATGAAAGCGACCTGCAACATAACAGGAGTTAAATCAATAGGAGGAACAGCAGCAGCTAAGCTGACAGCGGTTAAACTGGTTGCTGTACCAGCAGCAAGCACTGAAATACTAGTATCCCAGTAATGCGATCTTGCATTGTTATTACCAGAGACATAGAAAATTAAGAAATTCGCTGAACCATCTGTCTTAGCAACGCCAATCCGACGATAAGTGCTATAATTTTCAGGTAAAGTAGGGGTTAGCAAATTAGCAGACAGAATGTATCCAGAAGGATTAAATCCTGTTTGATCTGAAATTGCATAAATATAATAGAAAGTGTTATTAGCTAATGCTCCGGTATCTAAACCATTTAAGCCATTAACAGCAGCATCAATAGTCACGGCATCATCAACAACAATATCTTGAACGTTGTTAACATCTCGGCATTGACCAAAGGAAACGGTTAATGTAGTCGCGCTCGCATAAGATGGAACCATGCCATTGATATAAAGCATTCCTAAATTTGTAATAGGTACTAACTGTGTCATAAATTCATTCCTCTCAAAATTCATCATGAAAGGGACTTAATGTCCCTCTCTCCGTATGGACATACTTACATCGGGAAAATAATTCGCATGGAGTATTCAGGCACGATCATTGAGTTCCAGATCGCATCATTGATTATCCCGCGAGTGTTTTGACCGAAGAGTGATCCGTAGTAAGTACGCAAGGAAACACCAGTATCCTTGTCAGTTTTAGTACCAGTTGCATAAGGAGACTCATCAGGCAATCTTGGCATCGCTAAGAAGCCTGCATTTCCACCAATAATCACACCCGCTCTATGGCTTGGGAGCGC